CGCGCGTTGCGACTGGTGGCCGCTGCCGCGCTGCGCGCTGCCGAGCAGGATCTGGTCCACCTCGTTCAAGGGCGGATCGGCCCCGACCAGTTCGCCTACATCGCCGTTGCCCGGCGCAAGCCACGCAAGGCCAGTGCCTCGCTTTCGGTGCGCCTGCTCGAGGCCGCCTGATCCCCCCATTCCCCAACTTGGAGACCCAAATGCCCTTTCCTGACAACACACCCGACATCAACGAGGTGATCAATCTGCCCGTGGGCGAGATCGCTCTGCTTCCGGTCGACCTGCTGGCCGCCCTGCAGCGCGAGATCGACGCTGCCGCCAAGCAGATGAAGGCCGTCACCGCGCGTTTCAACACCGCGCTGGAGGTCCGGTTTGCCACGCGCGCCGCCGAGGCCCGCAGCGCTTCAGGCAAAGACACTGGCAAGGTTCGCTTTGACGAGGGCGATTTCACCATCGTCGCCGATCTGCCGAAACGAGTGGATTGGGATCAGAAGCGGCTGGCCGCCATGGTCGAGCGCATCCGCGCGGCAGGTGACGACCCTGCCGAATATGTCGAGATCGGCTTCAAGGTGCCGGAACGCAACTATGTCGCCTGGCCGGAAGCCATCCGTCAGGGTTTCGAGCCCGCGCGCACGGTGCGGACCGGCACGCTGAAGGTCGAGATCCTCGCGCAAGGGGGTGTGCAATGACAGCGCTCGCAGTTGTCATCGGCGAGGTGCATGACCTGCGCGCACTGGTCGACCGGGCCGCCAGCATTCTTGCAAACGCGCGCAGCTCAGCCGAAATCCTTGATGCACGCGAGATGGCGGGCCTCGCCTACGACGTCGCAAAGCGCACCGCGCGGATTCAGCGCGCCAAGGATGCGCATGATGTGTTGATTGGTGCCGCGCACCGCGCACAGGCCCATGCACTCGAAATCGAGGCGCAGGCGAAGCACCGGCTGGCGGACGAATACGACGCCGCGCAGGAACGGGGCGAGGTGGCGTCGACCCGCAGCAACCGGGGCAACCAATGGACCGTAGAGGCCGCCAACGAAGCACCTGTTACTGCCGCCAACCTTGGCCTTCGCCGCGACGAAATCCACGACGCGCGCCTGATCCGTGATGCCGAGGCGAATGATCCCGGCATCGTGCGCCGCACGTTGGATGAGCGCTTGGCGCGCGGCGAGGAACCCACGAGGGCGGCCCTGCGCAAGATGGTGGTGGATGCCGCGATGCGCGGGTTACGCCCGCAGCGGTCCGCCAGCCGGCGCAACCCGCTCCATGTTCCGCCGACGCCCGAGCAGGCGGCGTGGCGGCATGTCACCGGCACGTTTCGTGCTTTTGCCGAGTGGGCATCGGAGGGGAACCTCGTCCTTGCCCGCAAGGGCATGCGTCAGGCCCGGGACACCCCGTTTCACGACCTCGATGGCAACGCCATCGCCCAAGGGTCGGCAGCGTTCACAACAATCAAGGAGTGGTTTGATGCTCGATAGCCAATCAGCTGGCTTTGCCGAACGGGTCTGGGAGGTTGCCTCTCAACTCGGGAACAACGCCCCGAAAATCGCCGATGACATGATGGAGGCGGCCTTTCCGCTCACCTGTACGCAGGCGCGGCAGGAGGGTGCGATGCGGATGCTGCGCACCGGCATCATCACCGAGGTAAAGCGCATCCTGCGCAACCGGAGCGACATTCTGAGCCAGTCGGATTTCTCCGAAATCTGCGAGACCTTCACCCCGTTTGTCCAGGATCTGCGCTCGAAGTCCTACTTTGTGGAAAGCGCCGAAGAATACGTCGCGATCCCGGCCCTCATTGCGGAACCCGAGCTCCTCGACGATGCCCGTCGTTTCATGCGGCGCAAGGGCAAGGAATGCCTCGACGAAGCTGACCGACTGGATGCGCTCTACGTCGCGGTGACCGCCGACGACCCGGATGCGCTGCAGGCGCAGCATGAGGTGTCGGCATGACCGGCGCGCTTCCGATCATCACCGCAGATCAGCGGCTGGCCGAGGTCCGCGGCGTCAAGGCCGCGATCTTCGGCAGAAGCGGCGAAGGCAAGACCACGCTCCTGCGCACGCTCAGGGCCGGGACCACGCTGTTCTTCGACCTCGAGGCGGGCGATCTCGCGGTGGAGGGGCTTGCCATCGACACGATCCGGCCCCGGACATGGCGGGAATGCCGCGATTTCGCGGTGTTCATCGGCGGAGCCAACCCCAGCTTGCGCGAGGATCAGCCCTACAGCCCGGCGCATTTCAAGGCGGTCTGCGAGAAGTTCGGCAACCCGTCCGCCCTCGACCGATACGATACGATCTTCGTCGACTCGATCACGGTGGCGGGGCGGCTTTGCTTTCAATGGTGCAAGGGCCAGCCCGAAGCCCTGTCGGAAAAGACCGGCAAGCCCGACGTGCGCGGTGCCTACGGGCTGCACGGGCGCGAGATGATCGCCTGGCTGACCCATCTTCAGCACACGCGGGCGAAGAACGTGATCTTCGTGGGGATCCTCGACGAGAAGCTCGACGATTTCAATCGCAAGGTCTTCGTGCCGCAGATCGACGGTGCCAAGACCGGATTGGAACTGCCCGGCATCGTGGACGAGGTGCTGACCCTGACCTCGTTGCCGGACGACAAGGGTGTGCCGCAACGTGTCTTCGTCTGCCAGACCCAGAACCCCTGGGGCTATCCGGCCAAGGACCGCTCCGGCCGCCTTGCCATGCTTGAGCCTGCCCATCTGGGCCAGCTCATCGACAAGATCCGCCAGCCCCTGCCGATCGACGCCCGACCGCTGCTGATCTCAGCGCCCCGGATGCCGACGCCCGCCACCCCCCCTCAACCTGATCCCACCAATTGACCCACCAACTGAAAGGAACCGCCATGACCGGTATCTGGAACGATTTCAACTCTGCGCACAGCAACGGCAACGTCATCCCGAAAGGCACGCTGGCCAAGGTGCGCCTGACCCTCCGCCCCGGCGGTTTCGACGATCCGTCGCAGGGCTGGACCGGTGGCTATGCCAAACGTGGTGCCACCGGCGCTGTCTATCTCGACGCCGAATACACCGTGGTCGAGGGTCCTTATGCCAAACGCAAGATCTGGTCGCTGATCGGGCTTTACAGCCCCAAGGGCCCGGATTGGGGTAACGCAGGGCGCGGATTGATCAAGGGCATCCTGAATTCGGCGCGTGGCATCGGCGACAAGGACAACTCGGCGCAGGCTCAGGCCAAACGCCGGATCAGCGGCTTTGCCGAGTTGGACGGGATCGAATTCATCGCCCGGATGGACATCGGGTCCGACACCAATGGCGAGGACAAAAACGAGGTCCGATCTGCCGTCACGCCCAGCCACCGCGATTATGCGCAGCTGATGGGACACGGCAATGCTGCCCCGATGCCGGGTTACAGCCAGCCCCCGGCAACCAGTACGCCGCAGCAGGGTTATGTCGCCCCGGCGCAGGTCTACACCGCACCCAGCACCCAGCAGCAGACACCGCAAACCCCTGCGACCCCCGGTTTTTCCGGGCGTCCCAGCTGGGCCGAGTGAGGGGAGCGATCATGCGCCTGCGCCCCCGTCAGAAAACCTTCGTCGAGCGCAGCCTTGCTGCGCTTGCCGCCCACGGCAACACGCTGGGCATCGCGCCGACCGGGGCGGGCAAGACGATCATGCTGTCGGCGGTCACCGGTGAGGTGATCGGCGACAGTGCCGCCAAGGCCTGTGTGCTCGCCCACCGTGACGAGCTGACCGATCAGAACCGGGGCAAGTTCGCCCGGGTCAATCCGGGCCTGACCACCTCGGTGGTTGATGCCAGCGCAAAGTCGTGGGCGGGTCAGGTGACCTTTGCCATGGTGCCGACCTTGGCGCGGTCGTCGAACCTTGCCGACATGCCGCGCCTCGATCTTCTGGTGATCGACGAGGCGCACCATGCAGTCGCCGCCAGCTACCGACGCATCATCGACCATGTCCGCGCTGCAAACCCCGACGCCCGCATCTTCGGCGTCACGGCAACGCCGAACCGGGGTGACAAGAAGGGGTTGCGCGAGGTGTTCGACAATGTCGCGGATCAGGTGCGGCTGGGCGAGTTGATCGGATCCGGCCATCTGGTGCCGCCGCGCACCTTTGTCATCGATGTGGGCGTGCAGGACAAGCTGCGCGCTGTGCGCAAGTCGCTGGCGGACTTCGACATGGCCGAGGTCGCGTCGATCATGGACCGTGCGCCAGTGACGGACGAGGTCATCCGGCACTGGAAGGAAAAGGCGCAAGAGCCAGGCGGCGAACATGTCTACCGGCAGACGGTGGTGTTCTGTTCCACTGTCGCCCACGCCGCCCATGTAACGGAGGCATTCAACGCCGCAGATGTGCCTGCGGGGCTGATCCACGGCGATCTGCCGAGTGATGCGCGCCGCGATATTCTTGCCCGCTATGCCGTTGGAGATATTCGCGTCATCGTGAACGTGGCGGTACTTACCGAAGGCTGGGACCACCCGCCGACCTCCTGCGTCGTGCTGCTGCGCCCCTCATCTTACAAATCGACCATGATCCAGATGGTCGGGCGCGGCCTGCGCACTATCGATCCGGAAGAACACCCCGGCGTCATCAAGACCGACTGCGTCGTGCTGGATTTTGGCACCTCGAGCCTGATCCACGGCACGCTGGAACAGGACGTTGATCTCGACGGCAAGACCGAGGCCGGAGACGCCCCGACCAAAGCCTGTCCAGCCTGTGGCGCTGACATTCCTCTGGCCTGCTTTGAATGCCCGCTCTGCGGCGAGATTCTTGGCGCTGACGAGGACGGCGAGGCCGATGCGACGGGGCGCGCCGAGTTGACCGGCTTCATCATGACGGAGATCGATCTTCTGAAGCGCTCCAGCTTCGCCTGGATCGACCTTTTCGGGGCGGATGACGCCCTGATGGCCAACGGGTTCAACGCCTGGGGCGGCATCTTCTTCCTCGAAGGGCGCTGGCATGCGGTCGGCGGCGCAAAGGGCCAAAGCCCCCGCCTGCTGGGCATCGGCGAACGAACCGTCTGCCTCGCGCAGGCCGATGATTGGCTCAACGAGGTCGAGACCGACGAAAGTGCCTTCAAGACGCGCGGCTGGCTGAAACAGGCCGCCACGGACAAGCAGCTGCAATATCTGCCGCCCGCCTATCGGCAAGACTATGGCCTGACCCGCTATCACGCTTCTGCGCTGATGACTTTCACCTTCAACAAGCGGGTGATCCGCCATCTCGTCATGGCGGCGGCTTCCGATGCGCGGGAGGCGGCATGAGCCATGTCGCGCAAATCCCATCCCCGCCCACAGCGGCTGAGGATCGACCGCTGCCTGCGCGCATCGGGCATCTGCGCCCAAGCCTTTGCGCTGTCTGCACGTCTCCCACACGGGGCTTTGGCTGGTTCGATCCCCACCAGCCGCGCCGTTCGCCGGGGAAACGGTCCCCCGGACCGTTTCCTGATCCGGCTCACCGAACCCGCCGCTGGTTTTGCTCCATGGGCTGCCAGGCGGCCTTCACCCTCAAAGCCCGAAAAGGATTGAACATGGTCGATTTCACAGAAGAGGAAACGCAAGCGCTGCCCGCAGTCATGCGCACGCTCGCCCCGGAGATGGAGCGCATCGGCTGGGACCGGCCGTTGG